GTCGCCCAACACAAACCGAGCCCCTACGCGTAGCGATACGCGTGGGGGTTTTATTATGCGCGAAAACGCGTACGCTCGCTCGCTCCGCTCGCTCGCGATGGGTGGCAAAAGCCCCCCAAACCCCCCAGAATGGAGGTCGCTTCGCGACCCCAGTTCTTATAGCGCTGCGCGCTAAGTATTATACTATCCGTAGAAAATATTTTCCCAGTATTACAAAAGTGCAGGTCAGAGCCGTATACAAAAGTCGTATCGTTCGGTTTTCGTATTTGAACGGGTTAGTATATATATAGGGGTAACGAGCGGAAGTCCCTAGCGAGTTACCAGCTCGGCGGCTTTGTTGCCGCCTCGCAAGGGGGGTAGTGAGGCGCTCTTTGGGAGCGCCGAACGAAGGGGGGATAACGGGAGGTTTTATATGGCTGCCAAGGGTGGTCAAGAGCATCATAATGTTGCTAAGCTGAAGGAGGCTAAGTCTAAGGTTTTGGACTTTGTACGCCAAGGTTTAGCCCTTCAGGATGCCATAGCTAGGTCTGGTCGCAAACCTGACGTTATGAAGGACTGGCGCAAAGATGCTGCCTTCATGAAGGAACTTGATAAGGCTAAGGCTGAAGGTGAGAAAACCCTGAGTATCGTCTCAGGTGATGCTAAGTTTAAGATCGGCTTTGAGGAGTTCTCATCTGAGTTCCTAGACAGCCCTATCTTTGAACACCACCGTGCCTGGATTGACGTCCTTGAGGGACGTGAGCCGTCCTGGTTACATTCAGCCATGACCTATGAGCCTGCCTCGGCCAAGCGTCTGCTGATTAACGTCCCACCTGAGCATGCCAAGTCTACCGTCATCACGGTCAACTACTGCGTCTATCGAATTGCGATGGACCCGAATGTCAAGATTACGATTGTCTCTAAGACTCAAGAGCGCGCTAAGGAGTATCTCTACTCGATCAAGCAGCGCCTGAGCCATGAGCGCTGGTCTAAACTACAGGCGGTCTATGGATCTGCTGGGGGATGGAAAGAGGATGCGGATACTTGGAAGGCTGATCGCATTTACCTCTCTCGTGATTCTACCGAAAAGGATCCGACGGTACAAGCGCTCGGTATTGGTGGCCAGATTACTGGAGCCCGTTCCAACCTCATCATCTTGGACGACGTTGTTACGACTTCAAACGCGCATGAGTGGGAGAAGCAACTCCTCTGGCTCCAACGAGATGTAGTAACTCGTCTTGGTGATAACGGTAAGCTTCTCATCGTAGGAACCCGCATAGCGGCAAATGACCTTTATCGCGAGATACGTAACCCAGAACACTGGGTAGGCGGCAAGACACCTTTTACGTACTTTGCCATGCCAGCAGTTTTAGAGTTTTATGAAGATCCGACTGAGTGGGTCACGCTGTGGCCTAAAAGCCATGTACCCTGGGAGGGTTCTGATGAAGGCGTACTACCTGATGAGAACGGTCTCTATCCCAAATGGGATGGCCCCGCTCTGTTCAGGAGACGCTCTGAAGTTAGCCCGAGCGCTTGGGCTCTTGTCTACCAACAGCAAGACGTACAAGAAGATTCAATTTTCCCACCTGCTGCCGTCCAAGGTTCGCTCAACAGGATGCGAAAGCGCGGACCGCTAAGAGCAGGAACGGCAGGACACCCTAGGGAGCAAGGCGCATGGTATACCATCATGGGTCTAGATCCTGCTATGAGTGGTAATACTGCAGCAGTAATCATGACTGTGGATCGCAATACGCGTAACCGCTACATCTTGGATGTAGAGAACATGAAAGATCCCACACCTCAGAAGGTGCAGGAACTTATTGAGACCTGGGTTGAGAAGTATCAACCTCAGGAACTACGTATTGAGATCAATGCCCACCAGAAGGCTTACTCTCTGGATTTAGATTTACAGCAGTACCTTGCCTCACATGGTGTGAAGTTCTCATCCCAGTTCACAGGCAAGAACAAGTGGGACACATCATTCGGTGTGGCAGCTATGTCAGGCTTGTTTGGAACTGTACGTAATGGTACACACCAAGACGATAACCTGATAGAGCTTCCTAGCCAAGATGGATCTGAGGGTATCAAAGCCCTTATACAGCAACTCATCACATGGAGACCAGATACGCGTGGTCCAACAGACTGCGTAATGGCTCTGTGGTTTTGTGAACTACGTGCCAAAGAGATTATCTCCAACGCACGTATTAACCAGAGCCACATGAATAACAGATGGGCTACCCGCAGACAACTCGAAAGTCGTTACGTTATGAACGTCAACGATTACGAATTCTCACAGTACGAATAGGATAAAGATGGCGTTCGATATCGATACAATTGCACGGCGAGTGCAGAACATGAAGGAGCGTAATCGCGATCGCGATGCGCGCATGTCTGACCTGCTTGCTGTTCGCAAGGGAAGAATGACTGAGGTATTCCCAGATCTATTCCCTGAAGGTATGTCAAGCCCGATGGTGGCCAACTTTGTTGATGTTGCTGCCCGTGACTTGGCTGAAGTTCTAGCGCCACTACCATCGTTTAACTGCGGTACAAGCAATACTACATCTGATCGCGCTAAGGCTTTTGCTGATAAGCGCAGCATGATTGCTAACAACTACGTTTATATGTCACGCCTACAGTCACAGATGTACTGGGGTGCTGACTGGTATTTCAGTTATGGCTTCCTACCAATTCACGTAGAGCCAGACTTTGAAACAAATCTGCCACGCATACGAGTCGAAGATCCAATGGGGGCTTACCCAGAATTTGACAGGTTCGGCCGTTGTGTGGCCTATGCCAAGCGATACATGAAAACTATTGGCGAACTCGCCAATGACTACCCAGAATACGCGGGGGCGCTTCTGGGTAAACTTGGTTTTAATCAAGATACAAACGCACTTGTAGAGATGATCCGCTACACCGATAAGGATGTAACTGTTCTTTTCGTACCAAGCCGTAATAATCTTATACTAAGCGCAGCACGTAACCTTATGGGTAAGATGACTGTAAAGGTTGCGCGCCGTCCTGGTATTGATGATGAAGCACGGGGACAATTTGACGATGTGCTCTATGTCCAACTAGCACGTGCTCGTTTTGCAAATCTAGCAATGGAGGCTGCTGAGAAAGCAGTACAAGCTCCGCTAGTTGTGCCAAACGATGTTCTCGATATGCCAATGGGTCCTGATGCAGTTATCCGAACTGCTAACCCACAAGGCATTGGTAGAGTCAGATTGGATATACCACAAGCAGCATTTCAGGAGCAAGCAGCGTTACAGTCTGAACTCAGACTCGGTGCTCGTTATCCTGAAGGTAGAACTGGAAACATTGACGCAAGTATTATTACTGGTCAAGGTGTCCAGGCACTTCTCGGTGCTTTCGATTCTCAAGTCAAGGCTGGTCAAATCATTCTTGCTGAGACATTTGAAGAAGTCATCGCGATGTGCTTTGATATGGATGAAAGACTCTTCAATGAAGAGAAGAGCGTCAGAGGCGTATCGCAGGGTACTCCGTACGAGTTAAAGTACATGCCAAGCAAGGATATTAAAAGCGACCACACAATTGAAGTTCGCTACGGCTTGATGGCTGGTCTTGACCCATCGCGTGCTCTGATTTTCTCCCTTCAAGCCTTGGGTGCAGATCTTGTATCTAAAGACTTTGTTCGTAGAGAACTTAACTGGAGTTTGAACGTATCACAAGAAGAACAGCGTATTGAAGTTGAAAAGATGCGCGATAATCTAAGTGCTGCTATCACAGCAACTGCACAAGCAATCCCTGCTATGGCTAGCCAAGGACAAGATCCTTCAGCCTTGATTCAGAAGATTGCAGATGTTATCGAACGTAGACAAAAGGGCGACAGTATAGAAGCTGCTGCATTGGCCGTGTTCACGCCTCCTCAGGCTCCTGAACAACCACCGATGCAGGAAGGAATGACTCCACCAGGCGCACAAGGCCCAGTTGAGCAGGCTCCCCCGTCCCCAGCCGCTCCTGGATTACCTTCTGGTGGGGTCCCTCAACAAGCACCAGACTTAGGGTCAATATTGGCAGGACTCGGGGGCTAATAGATGGCCGGGGACGAGTTCGCAGAACCAATCAATGATTTCTTAAGACAACTTTCTCAAAGAAAAGAATTGGAAGGTTACATTCCAACTGGATGGTACATCATCACAGAGTGGATGAGTGACCAAGAAGGTTTCTTAGTATTTGGATGGAGTGATGGTGTTGGATCACCATTGAAATATCGTGGCATGTTAGAGCATGCACTAGACGAGAAAATGTATTTCGATAAGTACGAAGGATAGGATCTTAAATGGCTGAAGGTATGAGAGTATCAGGCGTTGGTAAGGGTGCTCGCCGTACCGATTTAGACCGCGCTGCTAAGATTCAGCGCGAAGCTAAGATTCAAAACGCATCTGGTGGGCAGTATGGACAACGTGCAGAACTTACACAGTTAGCACAAGGTGCTCCTATGGCACAAGCCATGCCTATGCCTACAGCTATGGGTACTCCTCCAGTTCCAACAGTTGGAATTTTTGAACCTACGCAGCGTCCTGATGAACCTATCACTGCTGGTGTAGATGTTGGTCCTGGACCTGGTTCTGAATCACTGATGACACCTGTAGATGCACCAGATCAGCTCGCAACATTTGCTAGAGCTATGTACATGGCCAATCCAAGTCCACAATTACGTCGCATCGTAGAGGCTTTTGAAGAAGAGGGACGCTAGTGGGTTCACCATTAGACGCGTGGAATCCCGCGAAGAATAAAAAGATCAAGATGACTGGCATTTTTGATAATGTACAGTCACAACTTGATCGACTTGTTCAAACTGAGATGGCTATGCTTTCGCCTAATCAGTATGAAAACTTTGGTAACTGGGTAAATGCTTATCCAAATCAGAGCAAAGACTTCATCATGTCTGCAGTCAAGCTTGGTTTGAAGCCAGATACACCTGGAATCGGTAAGATTGCATCAGTTGATGGTCTTGCACAACTAAAACAAGATTTACTTAACACCAAAAACATTAAATCTGCGCTAGATAACGATAAATCTTTAGCGGGAGACATCAAAGATGTACTTTATGGTGGACTCAAGGGTACTTCACGCGTACTTTTCTCTGCATTACGCGCACCTTACGAGTATGTAAGCACAATCGGACGTGACGCTTACGCACTTGCTACGCAAAAGCAGAAGCCAAGCGTAGAAGAATTGATTTCAAACCTATCTCCTACTGCTATGTTTGGTGAAACCACACAGATTGGTCAGCTTACTCGCCAATTTTTGGCTAATCCAACCAAGGTAGACACAGGTTCAGGTTTCTTTATTGGGGAAAAGTCTAAAGTACAGAAG